CCTGCCATGTGGAATGGATGCATGAGGATATTATGTTCCGCCTGGAAGACAAACATAAAGTTGAACGTGCCTGAAATACCGAGAGGCATACCGTCACTGAATGATCCTTGTCCGAAAGGATAGACGAGGAATACAGCAAAAGCGGCTGAGACTGGTGCGGAGTAAGCAACACAGATCCATGGACGCATTCCTAATCGATAACTAAGTTCCCATTGTCGTCCCATGTAAGCTGAGATACCGATGAGAAAGTGGAATACAATGAGTTGATATGGTCCTCCGTTATATAACCACTCGTCGAGGGTTGCAGCTTCCCAGATTGGGTAGAAGTGAAGACCGATTGCGTTAGAAGAGGGGACGATTGCTCCAGAGATGATGTTGTTTCCGTACAAGAATGATCCTGCAACTGGTTCTCTGATTCCATCAATATCTACGGGTGGGGCAGCGATAAACGCAATTAAAAAACATGTGACTGCTGTTAGCAAGCAAGGGATCATTAAAACTCCAAACCAACCGACATATAGACGATTATTTGTAGAAGTAACCCACTCACAAAACTCAGGCCAGCCTGTCAAGGAACTTCGTTCCTTAACGGTAATAGCAGTAGCCATTTATTTAAATATAAGTACATTGTTAGCCTTTCCTAAAAAAGGCTTAATATAACTATACAATTAATAATTTATTCTGCAGGTTTTATTCCATTTGCAAAACCAGACCATGCTAATCCTATTGCATTAATTGTAGAAGTTTCTCCTGCTGTGTAAGGTAAATGAACTACATCACCTGCATGATATGTAGCTGGTTCTCCATTGTAATGAATTGTACTTTCTCCTAAGTATCTAATCTTACGTTGTGTATTAGAGTAAACAAAATTACTATCAACAATATCTCCAAATTGAGGATTACTCATAAGCCTGGAGTTCCACCTTGAGAAGGAACATATGCACGACCATCTTTATCATACATAGTAAAATTCTGTAACAATACAAAACTAGAAGGGATATTAAATAGCTTTTGCATCATTTGTATCATAATTGGTGACTGGCAATTAAAAGGAGGAACATCCATATAAGACAATCCGTAACGATTAATATTTGCTGCAGCTCCTTGTTGATCTTTTTCAACTTGATCTACAAGATTTTGCTCCCATGCAACAATATCTTGGATTTCAACAGGTATATCAGATGGTTCAGGAGGAAATACTCCTTCTTCATATTTCATTGAATAAATATGTTTACAATATCTAAATTCATCAAGTGTTGGACTCCATCTATCAGTTAAAGATGTAATGACATTATCTTTTGCTTTATAGTCTTCAAAATCAGGTAAACCTTCTGATCTTGCACCTGGAAGAGAAGGATCAGCTCCACTTCTTAAATACACTCCACCAAAATCACTAAATACACCTGGATTATCTCTAGTAGCTCCTATTTTTGTACTACTTGTTGCAGCAGTTGTAGGTGGTATTTCATACTCAACACTTGGTGCAACAATTTCTAGTTGTCTATTAGTTAAAGCATTAGTCATTGCTTGGTTAGCGACTCTACCTGCTTCAGTCATAACTTCATAACGTCCAGGTTTTAATGTTGCTACGCTTGTTCTAGGAAATTGTGGACCTGACCTTTTACCTAACAATGTTGATACATAAGCGTATTGACGACGAGTAAAATCCTGACAAGTACAGTAATAACGAGTACCTGTCATAAAATATCTACCTACATTAGGAGGTCTAGTTGCTGGAGTAACTAGTACTTGGTCTGGAGTAGCCTCAACTGATCCACGTTTTCTTAAAGTTAATAAACCTGTATTTGGATTTACATCAGATAATACAGCTTGTACATATCCATATCTAGTCTGTGTATTTGGGTTAATTGTACTTCTAGTTATAGGAACTCCTTGAGGTGCAATAATACGATCTTCAATTACTTCTCCATTTGTAGGTTTAATACCAGCAGTACCTGCAATAGGAATAAATAAAGGAGCTGGTAATTGATTACTAGCATTCCATGTTCCAGCTAATTGTACATACCAAAATTCATTATCTTCAGTTACAGAAGCAATAGATGCAGGAACATTACTACTATCTAAAACATTATCAAAACGAAGACTTCCTGCTACACGAACACCAGCCCAATGAACTCCTAGTTCTTTATTCTTAGTTGGAAAACCTCTGAATACACCTGGAATTGCTGGTGCATTACCAGAAGCCCCTGGAACGCCTGTAGGTAAAGGTATTTTATATGTAAAGGGATAATCAAAGGAATTATGATATAAAGACGCTGTAGCTAATTCAAAGCCTCTTCTCCATCTAGCCCAACATGATTCTCTATTAACGGTATATAAGGATTCAGGACTACTTCCACCAAATTCATTGTTTATTGGTTTGAATTTATAAGCATCACCTTTATATTTTTTATCAAAGGTTGAAAAAGACCCAAACCCACTTGCCACTAGAAGAATCCACCTTGAGCAATTATTTGGGCACCAGCTGTATAACCAGCACTGTTATTTCCTTCTGCATATACACCTACATAAATACGATCTCCACGTTCTAAATATATTCCTCTATTCCTAACTGGTAATCCTGCTCTTGTATCTCCTGTTGATGAAGCAAATGAAGCATGTACACCTGGAGTTGCTAAATGAGGCATTACATCTGAACAGTCACATACTTTAGTTTCTGAAGGAACTGTTTTTGCAAATAAAATATTGTAATCACCAGATGCAGGTATAGGTGTTGTTGTTCCACGAGTTTGATAGAAAACAAATGTAACTTCAGGTTGTTTTCCATATACAAGACCTAAATCTGTATAACCTGTTGTTGTTGCAGTATTTGTAAAATCAAAGTTACTAATTAAACCTGTTACAGGAGTTGATCCAATAAATTTATAATATTTATTTCCTCCATTTTTAACAGCTGTTACTGTTGATTGTTGAGAATCTTGAGCATAAATAATTTGACCACTAACAAAGGAAGCTGATGTTCCTGAAGTTGTCGAATTTAAAACATAATCATTTCCACGGAAGAAATCATTTCTTGTAATTTGAATTGAATCAACAACTCCTCCATTATTATTATCTTCACTTAAAGCTGCATCCATATCAACAAGAATTGATGGAGCTTGACCACCTTGAACAAATAAAGTATTAGTTCCTTCACTACCTACAGTTTGCGTTGTAATTCTAACTGTATCAAATAAAGGACGATCAACTAAAAGGGGTTGTTTATTAGTAGATGTTGAAGCCACTTCTTTTTACACCATTTTTTTTAATTATAGCGTCCTAAAATGTTTTCTTTTAAAATTCTCTTCTGCATCTCTTCCTTCTTTTAAAATATGATCTTTTTCTTGTTGTTCTTTTCTACTTAAAAGATCAAATAAAATTTGTCCAATAGGACTTTCACCAGCTAATTTCATCTCCAAGATTCTGCTAAATAAATTCTTGAGCCAACAGCTGTATCTGCTGGTCCAGGTAAAGATTGTATAAATTCAGCACCTGATCTTTCATATCTATATCTTGCTTGCATTGGATCTTTGTAATTAGGAACATATAAAATACCTGCTAAACGATTTGTTTCATATAGATAAATATCATCCCAAACTTTCAACGCCTCTTGTGCATTACTTGATTTAATTGTTCTATCAACATCACCTGCAATACTTTCTAATCTAGTTGAAGGATTAGAAGAAACTTCTGTTTTCTTTTCTGCTGTATCACAACGTGCTAATTGAACTGTAATTTTGTCATAAAAATAAGAATCAGGAACTGTATTCATTGCTTCTTCTAACTGAGCATAATCACCAGCTGGTACAGAAACAGTAAAATACCCTAAATGGTATCTAACTCTACTTTTATCAAAATCAGATAACTGCACTTTTATTTATCAAACTTTTGATAACTATTCTACTAGACCCTTATCAAGTCAGCGGCAATAACAGAATCCCAATCTACTCGTCTAATTTGTTTTAATTGTTCTAAACTATTAAACTTTTCACCTGTTAATGACATTTGTAAATCTTTAATTTCTTTAGCAGTTTTAAGTCCTATTCCTTTAATGTGATCTGCAATCATTTGAGCTGTTGCTCCATTAATGTTTAATCTCATATCAGGAGGAAAATCTCTAGGATCTTCTTTTGCTGCTTTATCTTTAACCTGTAATGTTTTTACTTTGGTTGTAGAAGTTTTATCTTCTTCTAATTCATATTTATAAGCATAAAAAACACGATCATCTTGATCTTTTACCATAAAACATTCACCATTATCTAATTCACTAATTAATAAAACTCTTGCACCTGTTTTTGTATGTTTATAAAGAGTGGGCATTGGAACCAGATTTTTTATTTCTGGTTCCAGTTTAACTCACTTTTTAAGAAACAGTACGTCCTGCTATATATCCATCGATATCTTCATAACCAGGAGCTTCCTCTGGTTGGATATAACATACTTCTACAACGATATAACCAGTTTTACCTGCGTTGCTATCAGCTTGTGAAATAAAGAAACCATTTTGTGCAGATGTTGCATTTGCACCAGCCTTACTAAATACTTTGTATGTAGTAGAAGCTGTAATTTCCTTATAAGGTGTTCCTGGGTTATCAGAACCACCTGCACCTGTACCACTAGCAGTGATTAAACCGTTCTTACTGTAACCTGCAACTCCACCTGCAAAATAGATAGAAGCTGCTTTTTCATCTGTACCGTCAACTGTTGAAACGATATTTGCTTGAGCACAACCTTCAGCTAAACCAGAAGCAGCTACAGGAGAACCTCCATTACTGCGTCCGAAAGAAATAGCGTCTCCTGTTGCCATATAAACACCAGAAGCTACACGTCCATCACCCCATCCAGAAGCAACTGATACAGCAGCACGATAAACATAGGAAGGTAAAGTTGCGTTTCCTTCAACAACCATTCCTGTGATATCAGTTCTTGTATCATCATTTCTGTAAGGAGAAGGAACGATAACATCAGCAGAACTGACTTCACCTCCAGACTTTACACCTGTTACAGCAACATAACCACGTTGCTGGAAATAACGCCATCCAGGTACTGCTAATACAGCAGTAGGACCTCCTTTACTTGCGTCATTTGTATCATCATCGTTGGTATCGATATTTTTGTACCAACCGCCTAATGGTTCTGCCCAGTTTCCAGGGTAGATTTTTTTAGAAGACAAATAAGCCATTTATTACTCCAATTTATGTGTATACGTTATTATTTATTGTTGCTGATTATGCGTCAGGAACAAAACTGAAACCAGTGGTAACGAAATCTTTATTAAGGATCTCAAAACCAGCGTACAACTGCCAAATCAAGATAATGAATCTTGAGAAATCATCATTATTATTAATTAATACTTGTGCATTAGGTCCACCAATTCCAACACCAATTGCTTGAGGTCCGAAGAAGTAACCTTGTGCAGCTTCTCTAGAAGCATATGCACCACCACCGTTATAAGATGATGTAACAGTCTTACTTGGGAAGTTTGTAGATTCGAAGAATTTAACACCTTCAAACTGTACACCTGTTGGCATTACAGGCTCACCAGCAAGGAAGAAAGCTTGTCCAGCTTGTGGTCCCTGATAGAAGCTTGCATTGTTAGGAATCATGGGGTTGCCCATGTACATTCCTTGTCCAGGAGCACCTGCATAACGAGCGATTTCTCTGAAGTCAGAGTCACGACGTAAGTGCATCATGAATGTTGGATCACAAATGCAACGATATAGACCGTCTGCATAAGTAGGAACGTTACGCTTACGTAAATCCTTTACAACATTTAAAAGGTCAGTCTTAACAGAGAATTGCTGTTTGGTATTAGTAATTTCTGTAGCAGTATAAGAAATGCGTCCAGAAGCATCTTTAGTCTTACCATCAGCAAAGTAGTAACCACCTTGGCTAGTTGATGCAGCACCATTAGCTTCAGCTTTAGATAGCTCATCAATAAAGACTCTATCTCTCCAACGTCTGTAATCATCAAGCAGGGTAAGTGAACCTATGCTCTGATGGAACATATTAAGGTTCCCTGTGTCAAGCAACAGTCTTTGAGCAGTAACAAGAGTTTCTCTTGCAATTTTGAAAGTACTTGCTTGAGTAACATTGCCAGGATCTGCAGGACCTGTGTACTCTTTAAGTACAACAAGAACTTTCTCCTTAGTGATGTTACGGCTATTTGCAGTACCAATTGTTTGATCAGCTACACGCTCACGGCTGTCTTTCGTACCAGGTGTTCCCCAGAACTTGTAACGATCTAACTGAACCGTTTGTCCTGGTTGGCGTGTGAAATCATGTACCACTACTGGCTCTACGGCCATTTCTGCAATATATCCAGGATGCGGTCTATATAGTTCCGCACCTAAGATTTTTGGAAAATCGTTATCAATAAACACGTTGTGTTATCCTCCGGTGTCTGAAATTTTTATTATCAAAGTTGGTGAAAGATTCAGACATGAGCATGTCTTATCTAACTTTATATTTTATCAGTCAGTAATTTATCACTACTAATAAAGAATTATTGGTGCAAAAAGCACCAACAACTTACCTACTTACTCCATTACAAAGAGTTTATTTTGTACTGTTTGTGGAGCTGCTTGGTTAAGAACTTTCCAAGCATTTTGGGGATCACGAGCCATTTGCTCGTTAAATGTTCCCCAGAAATTTTCAGGTTGCTGAGGAGGTGCAGAAGCTGGTGGAGCTGGCATTGCAGCAGCAGCTTGTCCATTATTTTGTGGAACAGGTTGTGTTCTATAACCTTTCTGCTCTAACTGTGCTTCGTTCTCATACACAGGATGAGGTCCTTGTGGTCCAAAGAATTTCAAAGTGTAGTCACTTAAAACATCTGGATTAGTAAGAATCTCGTTATAAGCTAAATTTTCTTTATGTGAATTAACTGAAAAATTAGCAAATCTATTTAAGTTATCTGTCGCTCTTCCTGCCCACTGAACGGCTCCGTCCACTAGACCTTCTAGGTTTACTGCGTACTTGTTTAGTATTGCTGGAGCTTCTATCCCGAATGCGTCCATCACCTGTCTGCTTTCCTGACTCATTCCTAGAGCGTCTGCCATCGCTTGTGGATCTGGCGAGGATGCTGTCGAAGAGGTTGGGGAAGAGTTGGTTGATGAGACCTGGTTGGCTTGCCAAGTCTGCGGAGCCGATGGGGTAGTAGTTGGACTTGTCTGTTGTCCGTAATTCGCCGGGGTATACTGATCCGCTGATGTCTGAGGATATTGTTGACCCTGGAGCGGGGATTGAACTGGAGTGCTCAAGACCCCCATCACTTTGTTGAACGCCGATTCCCATGGATTCCCCTGTGGGGCTTCCACTGGTTGGGATTGGGGGGCGTACTGAGTAGGGCTTGATTGGTAACTGGGGGCTGCCGCTGGTACGGCTTGGGGGTAATTCATACCCACCTGATACGCCACTGGAGCCGCCTGTGGTGCCGCCACTGGTGCGGGTGCGACCTGGGCTGGTGTTGGAGCGTAGCTGCTTGGAGCTGCTACCGCTTGTGGTTGGCTCGTCGGTGGGGTCGATTGGACGGTAGCGTCCTGCATAACTCATCTCCTTTTGTAATGCCTCAAGTGTTCGATACAGATATGGAGTCAGATCGAGGCGGGGATCTGCTGCCATTGGTAAATCTGGTGCTTGTGGATGTGGGGTCTGCATCATGCCCCCAACCAATTTTGCGAACGAAGAGTATGCACTCTGTAACTCGTTCACCATTCTGAACGGGAATCCCGACAGCATGGCTGCTCTTTCTTCATCCGTCTTGGATGGAAAAAGATATTTCAGTGCTTCTATGCTATCTACCCCTAATTCTTGAAGGTTTCTTACAACAATTGAATTATTTAGCGTATCTTGTGTTGAGTCTTCATAGACTGGTCCCATCCATCTCCATTGCATTGTTACATCACCATCAGGTATTAATCCTTCAACACCTGGAGGTATCTGTTGAACTTTTAAACAAGCAATCATTAATTGTGTAATTTGTTCGTCATACATACTCATCGCTTGCTTATATAACATCATCTCTTCTTCACTTGCTTCTTCACCTAAATCCATTGGCTTTTCTATGTTTGCAGCTCTAGCCAAACTATCTCTAAATAACCTTTCTTCTTGATAAATAATTAATTCTAAACAACGTGAAATTCCATAGTCATAGATAGCTTTTGCTTTCTTTTTAGAAGTAGCAGCAACACGTCCAAATAATGATTTATATTCTGTAGCTGTAACTCCTGCAGATATAGATAATTCATCTACACCTCCTAAAGCTGTTCTTATCTCTTCTCGGTATTGCCTAGAGAAAGCATTTTGATCTCCTGTTATTGCATCAGGAACAATGTAACCAACACGATCATTTGGTTCTAAGTTTGCAATAATTCTAGGAACTCGAATCTGTCCATCCACACCACGAGAAACAGGATCTGATTTATAACGTGAATTACTTAATGGACCTAAACCAACAAAGCCTGAGTTAGCAGCAATTGATGGTCTTTGTATACTTGCCTCACCACCAGATTCAACTAAGTCTGTTTTTGGTCTAGATGATAATAATGTTGGATTACCAAAGAAAGTAACATTCTTTCTCATAGTTTCCATCATTTCATCATGTGTACAAATATGATTTGCTAAAGCATCAAATTCACCTGTACCTTCTTTTGAAAAACCTTTTGCATTATTAAAAATTTCTACACAAGGAATAAAACCTAATTCATTTACAGTTTTTTTAGTTTTCCTTGGATTAGAAAGAGAATGATGTTCAAAAGTTATTTCACTATCTGAATGTGTTTCTTCTATTGTTTTTCTTTTAATAGATAATTTTATATATCGTTTTCTTCCATGATGTTGATTTTGATAATTACCTGTTAAATTTGCATCAACTATAGGCTCTTGTCCTCCATGTCCTTTTTTAACTTTATAACTATAGATAACAATAACTTCATCTAAATCTCCATTGACACTGTAATAAGTTCTATATTCATGTCTTCTGAAATAATATAAACGATAATTTTTATCTGTTGGTCTTACATAAAATAAACCTTGTCCATCACATAGAAAATAATCCCAAATAGAATCTAGTCTTGTATCTAATTCATTATATTTAATTACTCGATCAATATAATCTTTTCTTTGATTACCAAAATTATCTTGAGCAGGAAAAAATTCAACTCCTTGACGAATGCCAAAAAGTTTCATTTGTGCTAAATGAGAAGCAACGATTCCTGTATCTACTAAAGCTCCGCCATCTCTATCAAGATAAGAATTTATTATTTCTGTAAGCCGAGCTTTAGGATCACTAGCCATTAGTATTTATTTGTTCTTTTGTTTAATTTTAGCAGTTTTGTATTCTTTTCTTAGTTTTAACCATTTTTTAAAAAAATAGATCTCTTCTTCTGTCCAATAAGAAACTTTTTTAACTGCTTTTTTTACAAGTTTTTTTAATTTCATTAGCCAAGTAAGCGTCTAACTCCTCCAAACAATCCTGCTCCTGGTTGAAAAAGTCCTCCTGCTATTTGAGACTTAAAGCCTGGATTCTGCTTTGCAAATTGTGTTTTTTCATCAGCAGTAATTTGACCTGCTATATTTCCTGCAGCACCTGGTATACCGCTTCCACTTTGATTTATAGATTTTGCCGCTGGAAGATTACTTGATAATCCTAAAGGAATTTCACTATCTTTTGGTGCAGTTCCTGGAATAAAATTTCCAGCTGGATCTACTAAAGGATTATGTTGTCTTGGATCATGACTTCCAGGCCAATAAACAGGTACGCCATTTACAAATGAATCAGTAGTATGTTGTCCATGTGCTATCAAAAAAGGATTAGCATTAATTACTCCTCCTGCATTACCTGCCATTCCTGCTGCAAAAGCTCCTGTTATATTCATCGTTATATATAAGAGATAATTTTATTTTACTCTTCCTGTACTTTGTATCCTTTTGGATCATTTAATTTAGTTAAAACAATACCAATACCTTTAATGTCCCATTCCAAATGATCTCCTCTTTTCCATTGCAATTCATCTGTTATTTCAGGAGGAAAACTAATACATAAGTCCCCGAAAACGTTATCTTCTAATTCAAGAATGTAACTCATTTCTCTATAAGCTTTTCTACTAGCTTATCAAGCTTATTATGTATTGCTCGAAAATGATCATTCATATCTCTCATTTCACGAACAAAATCAGCTTTTAAAACATATTCCAAAGGCATTCTATTCACGTGTTCCTCCAATGCATTAATACGCATTCGTTGGTTTTCTACATTTTGGATAGAGTCTTTTAAACGTTCTCTATGACGTTCTAATACTTTACTAGCAATCCAACCTCCTCCTGTTATAGAAGAAATAACAGCTGTAAGTGCAAGTGTGAGAAAGTCTGGTCCCACGGTTCTATCCTTTTTCTTTATTCTAAATCAAAAATCTAATTGTAAGTTTCCTTTTTTCATTAATCCTGTAACTAACCAAACAAGAGCATCTACACAATCATCATGTCCACTAACACCAAAGTTCGTTAATTCTTCAAACATATTTGTAAAGTTTCTATAACGGTTAAATATAATTTTTCTATCTTCAAACATACCCATAATCCCACGGAATCTTGCTAATTTATCTCCTCTAAAACCTTTAACTGGATGCCAAACTAAATTATATAGGTTTTCATTTTGTAAACAAATACGTTTAAAATCTGCTTCTAATGATGCTTGATATTGAACTGCTTCAGACCATATGTCACATGTTGAATGAGTTGGATAATAATTATTTCCTTGATCTACTCCTATGATTGACCAATCATTTAACAGTTCTTTCATTGCATCTAATTTCTCTAAATTACCCATTACTCTTATTCTTCTGTAATCAATAATATGTATTCGATCTTCAATCCTTCCTCCTAAAACCATTACCGTATAGTCATTCTTTTCTCGAATACCTGCAGACAAATCTACCCCTATTCCTAACGTATCAAATTCCGTTGATATTTCTGCTTTTACAATCAGCTCAGGTGCCAACGATAATTCATTTTGTCGAACAACTTGATTCATATACTGAAAGGAGAAGGCAATCGGAGATTGCCGTTTTTTTTCTTTTAAGTATTCAAGGGACCACATATCAGGCCAATAGGATTCTTCTTCTCCTGTAACAGGATTATTATTAATTGCTGAGAGAACAATCTGAGTCCAATTATTTTGTTCATTAAAAGTAGTGGAATGGATATCATCATGTCTGAATCGAGTACCAAGACAAATAGCCCTACCACCTTCAAACATAGTTGGAGCGATAACAGCATTCCAGTTTTCCTGCATTGTTTTACGAATATCAGGGTTAGCAATATCAGCAGCAGATTTAATAGCGTCATCAATCATGACAAGGTGAGAACGCTTAGAAGTAACAGAACCTTTTAGACCAGCAGCACAGAGAGTAAATTGTTCTTCACCAGTAGTATCAATACCTGCAAACTTATGATCAATTGACCAATATTCGTTACTAGTTACATTTTTAAGTAAGCGTACTTTAGGAAAGACTTCTTGATATCGTTTACTTTCAATAATACGTTTAATGGTGGCTGATTTAGATCTAGCAATATCAACGGTATAAGAGAGATAAAGAACTTGTAAAGGAAGACCAGCTTGTGTATGAATACCAATAGCCCATGCAGTTAATAAACCAAGAACAGTTGATTTAGCAGAACCACGAGGAGCTAATAGATCTACATTTGGTCCTGCAATTTTTATTAAACAACTACTATCTTCATTTGTAACAAAATTACGATTCCATTCTTTGTGATGATAAGCAGGAGGTTTATCAGCTACATATTCACAAAAGAATCCAAAATCTTCTCTTGCTTTGTTTAAAGATTCTAAATTTTTAGGTTTTTTTATTTGTTGTCTACGTGCAGCAGCTTTTGCATTACGTCTAAATGCAAGATGAGTATATGAAGGCACAAGAAATAATTAAACTATTACTTTAATAATAACTAATAAGTTAATTTAAACATGTCTACCTAAATTATCAATTTCTCCTGGATGTTTTTGAATTTCAGGTTTATTTATTTTGTTTTTTTTTGTTCTTTATACTTCTTAGCTTTATCTAAAGCAGCTTTACGTTTATCATTATCAGACATTTTTGTACCATCATCTTTCTTAGCATTTTTATTTTTAAAATATTCTACTAATTGTGGAGGCATTTTACCTTTAGCCATATTTTTATCTCATTAAGTCAGATAAATATATTTTAAATGAACTATTCTTCTAATTGCATTCTTGCCCAGACACTCATTGTTGCTTCTTCTAAAGGTATTTCAATAGGATCATCTTTAAAGATAAACATTAATTCTCTAATAGCTCTGTCTGCACCAGCCATTAGTAAACCTTTTCTATCTCTAGCAGTTGTAAATTGATCAATTTGAGCAATAGTTCCACGTAGTTCTTTTTGCATTTGTGCTATACGTGCAACACCTGCATCACGTTTAACTAAACCTGTTTCAACATCAGCTCTTAATTTACGAATATCCTCTTGCATTTGATCAATTTCATACAAGAGTTTTTTACGATGATCTGGTTTTGGATAATATTTATTTACCCAAGCACTACAAGAAACAATGCTTCCTTTATAACCAAGGAAACGTGAATATAAATAAATTTCAATAACAGAATAATTTTCTACAGCAAAAGAATTAAATGACTCTTGAGTTGATGAATCTAAATTATCAACCCAATAATCAAATAATTCAATATCTATAGGCTCGTTGGGCTTGGTTGTAATCTCTTTCTTCTTCTTCGTCTCTATACTGTTTTTCTTGTTTAGCCGATTTCCTTGCTTCCGATCCTGTGGCTTCAATAGTTTTTCTTTCTTGTCCACCAGCATCCTCCATTTTTTTCTTAGAAAAATCGTAAGCAACTCCAGCCGCTTGGCGATATTTATCTATATCAAACCAATCGTCATCTTCATACGTAGTATTTACGTTGGATTCAGGCCAACCTGTAACAGAAGCCATAAGAGTTACTTGTTAGATTTTTAGAAGTTAGACATCATGCCAGCAAGACCTTGTGCCCATGTGTCACGACGACCTTCAACAGATCTTTGTCTTTGCTGTCTCTTCTTAGAACCTTCTAGTCTTGATAGTAAAGCTTCAAAATTAGTTAGATTAGAACCATAATCATCTTCAGTTTTATCACCAGAGCCATCACCTGTGACTTTAACTACATCAGTGTCTACTGTCATTTTTTTAAAAACAATTACTTAAATTTATTATAATACGTTATTATTTTAAACGTTAAGCATTCCAAATACCTGATAAAACATTAGATGTCATTTGCATATTTGCAATCTTCTCATTACTTTCATTTTTAATCTTTTGTAAATCAGCATCTATAGTTCCTTGTAAATTAGTTAAACCTGCAGTATATAAAGTGTCATGCCATTGTTTTCTATCAGCTAAAGAAATATCTATTTCTCCAATGGTTCCTGTAAAGGGAGTACTAAAATCAGGTGTAGTGTCAAAATCTAATTTATTCATTAAATCTGCACTCATTGTAGGTGCAAATCTATTTAACTTTCCATAGTCAACTGTATAATTACCTGTTAAAGCACCTTCAGAATTTCTTTCTGCATCATACATTTCTCCATAATATGATTGGAGATAACTTTGAGCATGTTTACTTTTATAATCACTTGTATTTTTAATATCAGATATTAAATCATCTCTACCATAACCTGGAAAATTTCCAAATCTATCACTATAGTCTGCAAAAGCATCTGTATAAGGTTTACTTTCATCAATATCAGGAGTATCAGGATTATCTGTTGTTTCTGTAATGCCTAATAAATCTTTTAGAGCATTATCAATCATATATTTCTGTCTACCAGGCTGTATATTGGTTGAGTAATGAGTGTCTAAGGATTGTATAGCCTTATCTATATTCCATGTATCCCATTCTTCTCCTCCTATCGTTGGAAGAGCAAGATCAGTAGGTCTAGTTGGTACAGGAGTCCAACCTCCGTCTGGTAATTTTATACCTGTTTCATCTATATCTTCTGTATCGGGATCATCTTCAATTTGGAATCTTTCCCAACTTTTTCTAGGATCTGTTCCTGGTTGAATTAAACTACCTTCATCAAATTTATATTTAGTGCCATAGTCTGTTAATTCTGTTTTAGCTTGAGCAAGAGTTAATTGATTGTTATCTAATCTAGTTTGTAAATTATTATAAAAATCAGCAAAACCTTTTCTACCTGAACTTTGTCTATTTAAGTCTGCTGTGTATTGATTAACATCTGTTAACCAATTTCTATAAGTAGCATCTTCATCTCTTTTAGATTGATATTCTAAATATTTTTGAAATGTAGTATCTGGTGGTGGAGCTTCATAAACTACTTTTGTACTACTTCCCATTTAAACAACCCCCAACATACTTGCATATCTACTCATTCTACCTCCTTTAGGCTGACGTATTGCAGCTAATGGAATCGTTTTACTTCCATAAGGATTTGCAAAGGTCATACTTTGTCCTTGATTAGCTAAAACTAAATCTCTTGCTAATTGTCGTTTATCTTTTCGGTTTTGTACTCTTCTAAATGCCTTACTTTCTTCTAAAGCATTTAAACCTTTCATTCTTTCTCTTTCTGCTCTTGCTTGTAAAGGAGCTAACAATCTTGCTTCCATATCTTTAGCTTTAAATTGTCTTCTGACATCTTCATCTGCCATCCTTGCAGCAGTTAAACCACCTCTTATATTTCCTGCTTCAGCAAATTTTGCAGCATCTCTTTCAAAAGCAACTTTATCTTTAAATTGTTGATTCTGTGCTCGAAATCCAGCCAATTGTGCATTAGCTGCACTTCTACCTGCCATCCAACTACCAAAACCACTTAATGCAGCTGACCCAAGCATCCATGGTCCCAACGCTCCTAATCCTGCTACCATTTTATATACCTCTCATAGGATCGACCTTTACTATATTCATAGTTCTAATCTAGTTTAATACCTCTAAATTTCATTATCAAAAATATCTAAAACTAGGGAAAACAACTGGTCTTGTACCAGCTCCTGTATATTTAATTGAATTAGTAACATTTGCCATACGATTAGACATATTTGCATAAGCATCTGCTTTTAACATTTCACCTTTTCCAAAAGATTGTGCAAAGTTATTAAAATTACTATAAATTCTATTTTGTGCTTGTAACTTTCCTGCTTGTTTCATATATTCGTTCATAAACTCTTTCTTATTTTTAGCGTCCTTGTCTAGCAAACTACCCCAAGATTCTGTACTTCCTGTATCTTCTGATTTTGTATCTTTTCCTATTTTAAAAGGCCACCAAGAGTTCTTCTTATTTTTTGGAGTAAATACGTCTATCGGTACAACACCTTCAATTTCTTGATCATATTTAAAAGGTAAATTCTGTACATCAAAATAATTTGATGGATTACGATTAGTATTAACAGTATTTCCAAAAGGATTAAATTTAAATCCAAATTGATTAGGAAACATTAGTTTGTTATAGATGCCGTATGTCTTTAACATAATATTCTCTTATTTATTATAAAGTTTACCTAATAATTGCATCTGATTATTAAACATCATATTTTGAGAATTTAAAGCATTAAGAAAAGCAGCTTGTTCCATAGCAGCTTTTTTATCTCTTTCTCTAAATGGTTTTTCTAATTCAATTGCTCTTTCTAAACTTTTCTTTGTTTTAGCATAAGGAGTTAAAGCCCAATCATTAGCTGTTCCTCCTCCAAGGATAGGAACACTCCAATCAGGACCACTTAAAGGATTCTTAGCATCTATACCCATTAATCCACCTGCAATTTTCATTCCACCTCTAACTATTGGCTCACCAACCATACCTCCTATAATTCCTCCTACTGGACCACCTAAAAAAGTACCTCCAACAACACCAGCTGCTGATGATGCTGCACCTAAAGGATCTCCTTCTAATATATTACCTATAGCTGGCATATAAGGAGTAGCTTTACCCAAGAATCTTCCGTATTTTGCTGTTTTTCCAGCTGTAGTAAGAGCAGGTTTTGCTCGAACATTTAGTCCTTGTGGACCTAGATAGTTTTCTAAGAAAACACCTGGTTTAACATTATTATTTAAAAAAGTCTGAGTATTTTGTACGTATTGTGTAGGTATTTGATTTAAAACATTTTGTCCCCATCGTTGAACCTGAGGTATTACACCTGCTGAAGGATTTATAGACTTTCCACTTCTATACCAATCACTGTAAGCTGAATAACTACCCATTATTTTATAAAATTATCTATTATATTTATTTTATCAGTGATATATTTACTGGTATTCAAGAGTTGTAGGATACTTTGGTCTATTAGCAGAAGCAATTGCCATATTAGACAATTTACCTGCTAATGCTCCAGCTAAAGCATAACCACCACCACGAGCTGCAATCCTTCCTGCACCTATATTTTTATTTCTAAGACCTCCTCTTAAACCTATACCACCACCTGCTACTGCACCACCAGCTTGTAATCCAATAGGAAAACCCACAATACTAAGTTCAGGATTACCTTCTAAATTAGCCATTGTTCCCTTTACTAATCCAAGACCTGTTAAACCTTTATTTTGATATGCATAACGCATATAATCACCATACCGTTGTGGTGTTAAATCAGGTATATCTGCTTTAGCAGTTTCATACTTTAAAGGTCTACCTCTTCTACCAAGGAATACTCTATCTATTAATTCAGGAGCAACTTGTGAAGTTTTTCTTCTATCATCTGCACCTTCAGGAGCATACTTTTGTTTATAACCTTTTGATCTAAATTGTTCTCCTGGATTTGTTAAATCTAAATGTCCTAAAGATGCACCAACAGGTAAACCAATAGTAGCTAAACGAATAAGACTTTGATCCGTAGGACTAAATCTTCCTGTTCCACGTTCATATTTAGGACGAATATCTCTTGCATAATCTTTACCTACAATTTGTTCCGTTAATTTATCAATAATCGGCATTGGATGGTTGTATTTCCAATAAAAACGACGTGTAGAATCATTTGCTATATCTGTTAATAATCTTGCACCTAAAGCACCTGCAAATTGTAATGGTGTTTTAAGTGGAGTAATAGAAGGTGTACTTGGTAATGTTTGTACTTTTAAATCTTTATTAATTATTTTCTTTTCTTTAACTCCTTGTTCTAAATCTTTATAGAATTGATGATCAAAGATTGTATGACTATAATCCTTCTTTCTAGTCATCTGATCTTCTGCTACATTAAAGCCTTTTTTAAATTGCTTTACACCAGGTAATTGTAAAAGACCTTCTTTGATTTTTTGTAATCGGTCTTTGCTTAATGCTTTTGCTGTTTGTACTGCCATAATATTTATCCGTATCTCATTTGTGTCATTTGTTGATTAGGTGGTGTTTGTTGTTGTCCTCTATAAAAGTGTGGTTCTATTGCTAATGTTGCTCCGATACTACCTCCTAACATTGCAAGATTTTGTGGCATACTTGCTTGGTATGTAGGATTTAATAATTGTTTTGTTTTAGGATCTACTATCTGTACAAATTTTCCACCTAAATTAATATCTTTACCTCCTGCGAATCCTGTTAAACCTTGACGCAATCTATTACTTGCTAAACCTCTAGCTAATGCACTACTTGATATTAAGTCAGCTCCTCCTACTAAAGCACCTGCAAAAGGATTACCTGTACTTAATGTTGTAAGACCTGCCGTAATAAAAGATCCTGGAAGTGACTGTGCTATTAAATGTGAACCTCCTCCTTTTAAAAACTTTTTACCACCAGGAACTTTTATTAGGTTTTTAAACAAGTTACCTGCTAGTCCTGTTGCTAAACTCATTTTATTATTTCTTTTTTACTATTTTATCG